GCCGGTCGAGAAGAAGCCGGTCGACAACAAAACAGCCGGGAAGGAGAAGAAGCAATGACACTGGACATCTGCCAGCGCAGCGTCGAGTTCAGGGCAGCCGACTCGGCTGAGGCCAGCGACGGTCGCAACCTCGACGGCTATGCCGCCGTGTTCGGCGCATCCACCGAGATCAACTCGTGGGAAGGCCGCTTCACCGAGACGATCGCCAAGGGCGCATTCCGGAAGACGTTGCGGGAGCGCAAGAACGTGCTCATGCAGTGGAACCACGGAGGCGACTCCCGAGTCGGTCACACGCCGATCGGTCACTACACGGAACTCGTCGAGGACGACCACGGCCTGCGGGTCAAGGGTCGCCTGTTCGACAACGACCTCGTCGAGCCGATCCGCCAAGCCATCGAGGCAGGCGCGATCACCGGCATGTCGTTCAAGTTCCGCGTCGTCCGCGACGACTGGACCGACAACATGGGGAAGCGCGTCAAGCCCGACGAGCTGTACGAGCTGCTCTACGAGCCCGGCGAGCGCGGACCGCTGCAGCGCACCATCAAGGAGGTCCAGCTGTTCGAAGCGGGCCCGGTCTCGACACCGGCCTACGAGCAGACGACCGTCGGTGTGCGTAGCGCCTCCGAGGAGGACCGCAAGGCACTGGTCGACCAGTACCGGCAGTCCATCCAGGCTGAGGAGCGCGAGATCCAGGCGTGGCTCGATGCCGAGACGGAATACCGCACCACGGAATGGCTGGAAGCCGAATCCCGTTGGAACGCTGCGGTTACCGAATGGCTTACCGCCGAAACCGAATACAAGACTTCCCAGCGCGAAGCTGACGCCGCCCGCGAGACGGGCACCTCGGAACGCGCTGGCGAGAACCCGCAGACGACGCCGCCCGACCTGGGCACCTCGAATCGGGATGACACGAAGGAATCCACGCAGCGCGATGCTGCACCCCGAAAGATTGGGAAGGTCATGAACATTCACGAACTGCGGGCTCGCGAGAAGGCGTTGCTCGCCACCCTCACCGGACTCGGTGAAGAGTTCCGCGATGCCGAGATGCCCGCCGACAAGGTCGAGGCGTTCGACGCCGCCGAGTCGGAACTGGGCGAGGTGCGTGGCAAGATCGAGGCCATCGAGGCACGTGCGGAGAAGATGAAGGCGTACGCCACGTCGACTCCCGCCGCGACCGAGCGTGGCAACGAGCGCCAGACCCCCGCGTTCCACAAGGACCGCGACATCTTCGACATCGACGCGACCCGCATGGAATCGCGTTCGCCCGAGGACTTCGTCGCCCGCCTGAGCGAGGATGCTCGCCGCGCGATCGACGGTGCGAAGTTCTCCCGCGTCGTCTCCAACACGGAGGCCCAGGAGCGCGCACGCAACCTCCTGGACACCTACGACGACGAGGACGGCACCCTCGCCAAGCGCCTTCTGGTCACCGGCTCCCCGGTGTACGAGCGCGCGTTCGGCAAGGCGCTGGAGGCCTGCAGCACTGCCGGTCTGTCGGCGGAGGAGCAGCGCGCCATGTCGCTGGGCTCGGATGCGGCGGGCGGCTTCGCTGTGCCGTTCCAGCTCGACCCCACCGTCATCCTCACCAACGACGGCACTGCCGGTACCCTGCGCTCCGTCGCACGCACCGAGCAGATCGTCGGCAAGGAGTGGCAGGGCATCACCTCGGCCGGTATCTCCGTCTCGCGTGACGCGACTCCCGCCGCTGGCGAGATCGGCCGTTTCGCGGAAGGTGCCGAGGCGAACGACAACAGCTTCGCGCTGGCACAGCCCAAGGTTCGCGTGCAGCGCGTCCAGGGCTTCGTTCCGTTCTCGATCGAGATCGAGCAGGACTGGGGTGGCCTCCGCTCGGAGATCACTCGGATGCTCGCCGACGCCAAGGAGCGGGAGGAGAACTTCGCGTTCGTCCTCGGCCCCGCCACCGACGGTGTGTCGCTGATGCCGCAGGGCCTCATCACGGGTGCCACCAACACGGTGTCGACCGGCGCGGGCAACATCAACGCCGGAGCCTTCTCGCCCGGTGAGATGGCCGGTGTCCTGTACGGCCTGGAAGAGGCTCTTCCGCCCCGGTTCCGCGCGAACGCGTCGTTCCTGGCTTCGAAGAACTTCTACAACCTCGTTCGCCAGGGCGATGTCAACGGCGGTGCCGCTCTCTGGGCTCCGAACCTCGGTGTCGGCCGTCCGGCAACGCTGCTCGGCTACCCGGTCCACGAGAACCACGAGATCGACACGATCGGTGCCTCGAAGCGAATCGCCGCGTTCGGCGACTTCAAGACGGGCTACATCATCGTCGACCGCATCGGCATGAGCGTGGAACTCGTTCCGCACCTCATGGGTGCGAATGGCCGTCCGACCGGCCAGCGTGGCGTGTACGCCGTGTGGCGCAACAACGGCATGATCCTGGTCCAGAACGCCATTCGCGTTCTCACGACTCCGGCTACCTGATCTGAGTAGCTGAATCAGCGGTGGCATCGTTCCGAAAGGTTCGGTGCCACCGCTGTTTTGGAAAGGAGTGAACAATGGCAAAGCAGTACAAGGCCGTTGCAGGCGTGTGGGTTCGCGGCTTCGGCATGATCCATCAGGGTGACACGGTTTCGGCCGGTCATCCGGCTCTCAAGGGCAACGAGGACTGCTTCAAGGAGATCGACTCCGACGAGCCCGCGATGTACGACCACCGCGAGGAAAAGAAGGCTCAGACGCATACCGCGCGTCAGCCCCACAGCAGCAAGGAGTGATCCATGGCGCTGGGTGATCCGTACGTCACGCTCCCCGAGATGCGGGCGTACCTGAAGATCGAGGCGAGCCGTACGGAGATGGACCCGCGCCTGCAAGCTGCTATCGCGGCGGCGTCGAGATTCGTTGACCGGCACTGCCATCGACAGTTCAACAAGGCCGATGTCGCCACGGAGCGAGTCTTCAAGGCGTCGGGCCCGACACTGTATGTCGACGACTTCTACACGACTGACGGTCTGCTGATCAACGGGAAAAGCTATGACGCAAACGATTACACGCTTCTCCCACTGAACGGTGTCTACGAAGGCATGACCGGCTGGCCGCTCTATCGGATCAAGCCGTTCTACTACGGTTGCGGCGAAGTGAAGGTGACAGCCAAATGGGGCTGGGCCGAGGTGCCGACGCCGGTCAAGCAGGCGACGTACCTGCAGGCCGGTCACCTGTACAAGATGGCCGACGCTCCGAACGGTGTCGCGGGTATGGACCAGTTCGGCGCGATCCGGATCCGGTCACTCCCCCAGGTCACCGACCTGCTGTGTGACTACGTCCGCAACAAGGTTCTGGTGGGGTGATCATGGCGAGCCTCGAACAGATCCGAGAAGCGTTGGCGCAGACCATCAGAGCCAACACGAACATCATCATGTCGGTGTACCCGTACGTCCAGGACATCGGCGAACCGCCTGCCGTGCTCATCGAGCCCGAAAAGCTTGATACGGAAGGCGCTTTCGGGCGCGGCATGTACAAGTGGAACTTGCGCCTGTACGTGCTCGTCTCGCGTGGCGTTTCTGGTGAGGATGGCCAGTTCCTGTTGGACAAGCTGATCGACCAGAACAACGACGGAATCCCGAAGATCATCTTCGATCATCCCGACCTCGGACTCACTGATGGGACCGACGCACAAGTCGTGGCGATGTTCGGCTATGGCGGCGAATCCGTCTGGACCAAGGTGCCCCACGCCGGGGCGATTCTCCGTGTCGAAGTGATCACGGATCCACGAGCATAGAAAGGGGAGCGGTCATGGCTGCTCTGACAGTACAGAACATCACCGATGCTGGAACCAAGCCGACGCTCGTGGCCGCGTCGACATCGGATACCGCCAGTGTCGGCAACGGCCTCAACACCTTCCTGGTGTACAAGAACACGAACGCGTCTACGCGTCCGGTCACTCTGGTTGTCAATGGCAACACCGAGTACGGAGAACCGTTGCCCGACAAGGTCATCACGGTTGCGGCGACGACCGGCGAGAACTGGATCCCGCTCCGCAAGATCTACGGCGGCGACACCGGTTCGGTCACCATCACGACCCCCGACGCGAGCGGGCTCACGGTTGCGCTCGTGAGGCTGACCTGATGCCTCGTAAGGCCGGACCGGCTGCGAAGCGGGAACGCGTCAATGACGTTGTCCGCGAACGGTGCCGGATCATCGGCAAGCACGAGATCTTCGGGCACAAGCCCGGAACGACTGCGGAACTCACGCTCACGCGTCCGCAGCTCGAAGTACTGATCCAGGCGGGACTCGTCGAGGTCATCGCCGCCCCGGCCACTCACGTGGTCCAGTTCAAGAAGGAGAATGGCGATGGCCAAGTTGGTTCTGCGTAACTGCAAGATCGAGGTGAACGGGGTCGACTTCTCGGACCACGTCAACTCGGTGGAGGTTCAGCTGAAGAAGGCATCGGTCGACACGACCAACTTCTCCGGCGGCGGCAAGGAGCAGGTTGCCGGTCTGAAGGACGACGAGTTCACGCTGAACTTCCAGCAGGACTTCGCCGCCGGTGAGGTCGACGCCGTCCTGTACCCGCTCTACGACAACGAGACGGAGTTCGTCGTCAACGTCTGGCCCACGGCCGGTGCGACCTCCGCTGCGAACCCGAAGTACAGCGGAACCTGCATTCTGCTGGAGTACTCGCCCCTCAGCGGCAAGGTCGGCGACCTGTCCGAGACCAAGGTGAAGTTCCCCAGCCAGCGTTCGGGTATCGCTCGCGCGATCGTCTGATCGTCATGGCTTATGACGAACTCGACATCGATGTCGACGACAATGATGAGATCGAGCTGGCCGCGCTCGGTCTGAAGCTCATCAACTCGGAGATCCCGAAGAAGGTTCGTCAGGCCATCCAGCAACACGCCAGGGCCGCAGCCGAAGAGGCGAAGCAAAAGGCCAAGGCGATGCCGGTCGAAGGAGACTCCGGACACACAGGCCTCCGCAAGGAGGTTGCGGCAGGTGTCCGGGTCCAACGACGGACCGACGGGGCCACGATCACAACCCAGATGCCGGAAGAGGATGAGGCGGTTATCCCCCTCGGCCTCGATACCCGAAAGGGTTGGCGGCATCCGGTTTTCGGCAACCGTGAGAAGTGGGTACGACAGCACGGCAAGTACTCCTGGTTCATGGAACCGATGCACGACATCCGGCAGCCGCTGACGGAGGACATCGAGGACATCCTCGACGACGCCGCCGACGAGTTTGGGTGGGGGTAGCGGTGCGCGTGATTGCGAAGTTCAAGGAGATCATCAATTCGCCAGCGGCCATGGTCAAGTTCCATGCCTTCTCGGTCGTGTTCTGGATGATTATGATCCCCGTCTCGCACTTCACGGGGCTCAGCGAGTCAGTACCGTTCCTCAACCTCATCAGCCTGTGGGCCCTTGTGGCTGCACACTGGGCTGGATTCCAGGGCGCTCATGCCGAGCGCTCCTCTAGCTCCTGAGCGTAATCCGTTACTGCTCAGGCTTTCACGTGGCGCGGGTGAGGTACCGGTCTCGCCTCGCCCGCGTCACTCAACCCCAATGAGACCGAGACCAAGGAACGAGACCATGGGCAT